GTCGTTGACAAAGCGCCCGATCAGGGTTGAATAAGCCGTTTCATTGCTGGATGACACCTGCGTTTCGCGCAGCCGAACCAGCACATCATTGATAAGTTGAAGGTAGGTCATTGGCGTGTCAATCCGATTTGTTCAAAGGTTGCGATGACAGAAATAGTTGAGCCAGATTCTGATAGCGCAGTGATGTAATCGCCTTCTTCTAAAACAAAGTACTGGTTGACATCAATCTCAGCAAGCGTCGATTTAGCAGAGAGCGTGAACTCAGTAGTGATTGGTATGGTCGAAGCCGCGCTTGCGTCATACCAGCTAAAACTGATGTGTTTGTTTGAGCCACCGTTATTTGATGCGTGAAGAAGCACACACTTAGCGTAATAGCCAGTCGGCACTGTATACAGCGTTGTAGCTGTAGCAGCAGTTAAATTTGTACCGACTGATACTGGTCTCATTTCTTGTTCCTGGCTGAGATCGCCTTAGCCTTGGCCTTAGCGTCCTCTTTGGACGATGCGCCCCAAGCCTTCAGAGACAAGAGTAGCCGGGTGGGCTTACCGTCTTTCATCTCAGGCCCAGGCATATTGCCCATGCGTGCTAAAAAGGAGGCCCTACGAGGGTTGTCGCCCGACTTCACAGGGGCTTTGAGATTGCCCCCGGTTGCAGCATTATAGGACGCCCGGCCCTTGGCGTTCAAGCCTCCGGTCTTGGATTGTCCTTCTTTGCGTTGCCAGGCGGGAGTTTTCATTTTTTCTTCGCCTTACCAGCTTGCGACAGGGCGATGGCCACTGCCTGCTTTCTGGACTTAACGATTGGCCCGCCCTTGCCGGAGTTCAACTCACCCGCCTTGAACTCGCGCATGACCTTGCTGATCTTCTTTTCGGCTTTGGTTTTCATCAGTAGCCCCGCTTGGCTTTGTTGGTTGCCGTGCGAGCGCCGCGAACAGGCATAGACTTGACAGGCTTGCCCGTCTTCATCGACATATCTTTGGCTTCTTTTTTGCCCTTGGGTGTGTAGGCAAACTTCTTTGTTCCGACCATTGGCATGATGTGCTCCTTAGATGGTTGCTTCTACTGCCTTACGAGGCCGACCCATGCGCTTTACGGGCGTTGGGGCCGTCATTGGTAACTCTTTGCTGGCCTCTTGGACCAACACCTGCTCACCTTGCTCGTCCACACGAACGTAGCCGCTATGGCCGCGCATTGTGTCAATGTCGTGCTGTAAAGTGAACGTCACCGTATTACCACTTGCCAAACAACGAAATGTAGCCATGATTTTCTTTCTGTAGAAAGGGGGCTATTAGCCCCCTTTCTGTTTACAAGATCGCCCGAGCGACCACGATTTGCAGCGTGGTAGCTGCCAAGTTGACGGAACCCGCAGTTGGGTTGTAGGTCACGATTGTCACGGTGTTGGCAGCGGAAACGTAAGCCCGTTTGACCAGACCAGCCTCGCTGACGCCATGTGAAAAACCGATAACCATGTCGCCCAAAGCGACACCGGGGACAGTTACTGTGTCTGTGTCAGTGGCACCAGCGCTAACTGCGCCAGCGTCAAGAGTACAGGTAACATCCCAAGTGTCTGTGAACAGACCCCTAAATGTGTCATTTCCGCGACGGGAAGTAATTGCGGTTGCAGCAGCCATTTGAATCTCCTTAAAAGATGCCCCCGGCTTGTGACCGGGGGCTATTCATTAGGCTGGTACAGCCAAAGCAAAAGCAGCGGATGCGTCAGCCGCAGTGCCTGTGGAGTTGACACGCAGAGCCTTCACGCCGTACAGAGTGTCAGCGGTCAGCAGGGTGCCCAAGTATTCCTGCTTGTACTGAGTCTGCGAACGGATGCCAATCTGCTCAACCAACACCATCGAATCGCGGTGGCCCATCAAGCAGATACGGTCAGCGCCGCTGTTACCAGCGCCGTTGTCGGCGTTGGAAGAAGCGAACACGGCCATACCGTAGAGTTGACCGATTTCACCGTTGCGGATGGCGTCGCCGTTGCCGACAAATGCCTGCTCAGTGTAACGGGCCAGACCCATCAGGGTGTTGCGGCTCGAAGGAGGGATCAGGAAGAAACGGCCGTCCATAGGGATGTCGTTGTCGTCCAGGCGCTGGATGGTGCGGCGAATAGCAGCATCAGTCAGTGCGGCAGCGTTAGAGCTGGTGCTGTTGTACGCAGTAGTGCCGTCAGAACCAACGAAAGCCCTGGTGGCAGTGTTGCTGGTTGCGTAGTCGTTGGTGCCCACGGTAGCGCCGTTGAAAGCGCGGCCCAGGCGAACCAGATCGGTGTCCACTTGACGCGACAAAGCATAGCCAGCGTCTTCTGTGTAGAAGGAGCGCAGGCTCGTCAGGGCTTGTGCCTCGACGATGTCTTCGATCAAACGGCTGTACTCAAAATGGCGGTTGATGAGCACAGGGATGTTGGTGTCGCTGTTAGCGATCAAGGTCACTGCGTCAGTCGCAACTTTGAGCGAGGCGTTGCCACGGGCTGGTGCGGGGATGTTGACGGTATCACCCTTCTTGCCTTTGAAAGACATCTTCTTGACCAGGTTGGCCAAAACGAGGTTCTTCTTATAGGCGGCAACAATTTCATCACTCCAAATTTCTGGAATAAAGTTTGCTGCGGAGGTGGTGGTTACCGAGTTCGTTGGGGAAAATGCGGTGTTTGGCATAGTAAAAGCTCCAGAGTTAAATTATCGAACACGCCCTTCAGAGTACGCCTGCATGATTTCATCACTCAGGGCATCGTACCTTGCCGGGTCTGTCATCTTGAGACGAATGAGGTCAGCGCGTCGGTAGACTCGTTTTGAACTCTCACCAGAGCCACCTACGTCAACTTGCGCGGCTTTCATGCTTTTGGCCCGAGTGGCGTCAGACGCTTTCTCGGTTTCCTTGGCCTTGACGCCACGAAGTTGCTTGAAGGTGGACAACAGTTCATTGGCCGAATCATAGTCAAACTCACCATCGGCTTTCGCGTAGAGGCCCAAACGCACAGGTGAAGACTTCACCCAGTTTTGGAACTCAGAATCATTGACCACCTCGGAGTAGTCAGGGTGATCCTGCGCCAGCTTCTGCTGAATCTGCATCCGTTTGAACTCTTGGCTCGCCTGGCGGGCCGCGAGGACGTCGGGATGTTTATCAATCGTTGCTTGAACTGCTTTTTGAGGGTTCTCAAAAAAGTCAACTTCAGGTTCTTCCTCTTGAATACGCTGCTGTTTAGAACTGAGGTTCTGCTTGAGCAACTCATCAGCTAATTTACGGACCTCGCCGACCTCTTGGGCCTGCTTGCCAATCAGCTTTTCAGCTTCTTGGTGCATCCGCACAACTTCTTCAAGACTTTTGGCCCTGTATTTCTCAGGAAGTTCTGGCGCAGTTGTCTTCGCTTCTTCGGTTTCGAGTTCGCCTAGCGGCTCAGATTCATTGTCAATCAACATATTGGGTTCCTGCCAAAATGGTTGTAGGATAATCAACTCGGCGCTGGGCGCTTATGAGTTGGCTTTGCGCTCGGCGTTCAACTTTTCGATGTGTTTGCGCTCAAACCGACCGTGTTCGCTCGGAAATTGCCCATACCACCCCTCCAACTTGAACGTCGGTGCGCTCATGATGCGGTTGGCGAACCCCCCACATCCACACAGCACACTGGTAGTCTCATAACCCACCAGAGCCTCTGTGCGCTGCCCGCAATCGCAGGCAAATTCATACATTCTTCTCATTCAAATCCTCATATGCTCGTTCGCTGACCCCTTTCAGGGTTTTCAGCCAAGTCAGGATAGAAATCTCGCCTTTGCGAAATTGTAGACTTTTTTCATCCGCAATGGTAGAGACATTGTTTGTTGCCTCCAACATAGCGTCTACGTCTTCCATCAGGTCAAGCCAGCCCTGGTGGGAAAACAGATCGAAGCGATCTTCGTAGTATTTTTGAAGTTCAGGACTCATGTGTTGTCTCACGATAAAAATAGTGCGATTTCAGCTTCTCGGCGCTTAACCAAGCCTGGCAGCACTTTACCACCACCTTTTGTCCAAACGCGGAACGCCTCTGCTGCGCCTTCCCAATCCCCCCGGTTGGCTTTCATGCGGATTGTGCTGCGCTGGAGGTTTCCTAGCCCGAAATTGTAGGAAATAGATACCAGAGCGTCGAAGCTGCCTTGGCGGCTAGCACAGCCGGGAACAAGTCGTAAAACACCACGTTCAAAAGGCGGGAGGTCATCTCGGAATAGTTGGTCGATCTCTTCGTTGCTCCAGACACGGTTGTCCTCCGGTTTCAATGGGTATTCGCTGCGGATCATGCCCGTGTAGCCTTCTTTGCGTACTACGGGCAATCTGATTTGTTCTTGGTACAGCACATGGCCGTAGCCAATCGTCCAAATGTGCGCCGGGCACAGGTAGGGGCGGTTTCTTTTGCCCTCATACCTGTGCATCAGGTCTTCCCCGGCTTTGCTCAGTTTCACTTCTTACCCCAGTTGCGAGAGCCGAACCAGAACCCGATGATGCCGCCCAACATGGCCATCTCGTCACTGGAGAAGATCAGGTCGGAGTATTTAATGACATCATCAATGTTGCTGATCAGCGTTGGATGCTGATACATATACCAGGCCATGAAGATGTTGATCAACACCAACTCAATCACGAAGATGTAGGTCACTGTAGGGCGCACAGTGCCAATGTAGTTAGCCACCCATTGGCTGGCCTTTTCAAGCACCTTCTCGTCGTGTTTGAGAGCAGCCTCTGTCATCTGGGCTTCGGTCTGCATCGTCACCTGTTCGGTGCGGATTTCCTCAACACGGGCCTGAGCCGCAAAGCCAGCAGCGGCCAGTTGCAGTTCACGCTCGGTCTGGACCCGGGCCAGCGCCAGCTCGTGTTTCTGATCGGCCTTGTTCTGGAAGTATTCCAGCAGCTTGGGTAAGCCAGAGATCAACAAGCCGCCAAGGGTAGAGATGAGAGATAACATTTATGCACTCCTTGCGTCCATGAGAATGTAGACCCCAAAGCCTACCAAAAGAAAAATCAGTATTACGCAACCAACTACAATAATAATTTCCAAAAGCTCTTCACGATCTTGCTTTGCCCTTAATGCACGGTCACGGGCAATCTGTGCGTCGATCTTGTCTTGCTTATTCATCTCAGCAACACGGGCCATAATGGAATTCCATACGTCCATGTTGTTGGGGAAGAACAGACCTTTGACCTGCTCTTCAAAATCTTTCTGTGCTTTTAGGTCAAGCTCAATTTGAATGGCTTTGCCCATGTTGGAGCCACCACTGCTTTTGGCTTGATTTAAAGCCTTGGTAACTTCGTGCTTTTGCTCAAAATATTTGCCGAGCAATGGACCAAGACTCCGAACATCATCCACTGTTCCCGAGACTTCTTTGATCATGGCAACCGTCTTTTGAACGGCAGCCATGCCAGCGAGCGCCAATGTGATCGG